TTTTTTATTATATTATCTACATAATTATTAGAAACAATGGTTGATACCGATAGCTTAGGTTTAAATTTATATGAAAGAGAAGAATTATAGTTTATTAGTCCTCCAATTGAGCCTAACGAGGTAGAACCACCTAAGAGATTATTAAGCTTGGATCCGGCGCAGAATTTCTTTATAAGGTTGTCGTCATAGTATCGCCCGGTTCTACGAAAAGTAGTGCCTAACCCAGAAACTAAGTTTAGAAGTTTATCCCGCTTGTCAATTGGATCAGCATTCCACGGCTTCCTAGAAATACTAGATGCCAAAGATCTGGTAGGCAACCCAAATATTAAGGATGAAGTATAAGTGTTCCTTAAGAAATCTCCAAAGCCATACGTTATACTAAACTTTTCCAAAGAGAACTCAATATTTAATTCCTTCAACTGTACAAGAATACGTTCCAAAATTTCTTTACTCTTACTTATATACAATGTATCGTCCCCTAGAATATACTTTACAACAGGAAGATCTTTTGATGCCCTATTACTGATCACTAAGTTCCATATATTGCCGACAACTGAGGTAATTCGCATGCCGGACAACAAACCATTCAAATAGTTCAAAATATTACCGAGATAGGATAGAAAAGCATCATCCACAGTAGCCATAAACTTGTCTCGCATCCAAGCATCTTCTGAATGAAGCACAGTCTGCACAACTTCAATTATCCTTAAACAGATTAAAAGAACCTCTATCTTGGTTATCTGATGGTCGAATTTTTGATAATCGAAAGGCATTGACCAAGATTCGGACATCTGAGCAACAATATCCTGATCACGCAATAAAGCTACATGACTGGTCTGGTCCAATATTACTCCGTCATAACCCACATACCATTTATCCATAAGATAAAGTACATAACTCTGTATCAAGTAGCCAATATCATCAAATCCAACAAAGAATCTAATTTTTCCAAGTTCAGGCTTCAATCCTGTCTTACATTCAAAGGTAGTTGCACTTTTGCACATTTCGTATAATTCAGCCGGTTCATATTTTACAGGGAGCCAAGCCTTCTTTCCTTTCATATATTCTTGCTGGCCATTTATCTTAATATCTATCCTTGCCAAATTAGAAGAACCTCCAGTTGTATAGAATGATTCCGTCAACCAATCTAAAAAGTTTAATTTTTTCGTGGCCGAGAAGGGCAGATCCTGAAGTGATTGCCAAAAATGTTTTATAGTGAATTGCCCCCTATCATAAGGTCTATAATCTATTAATGCATGAATATCTGGCAAAGGATTATATTCAGTATTTGTGAAAAAACCACCTAAAGCATTTAGCTCTAACCATACCGTTCTTAAATAGTAATCGGGACGCTGTTTAACATAGGCTGAGAGAGAGGAAGTCATTTCAACGAAAACTGGATGGTATAAATCCACCTGATATAGAAACATAGTGAATGGAAGACCGAAGGGTTTGTCGTAATATATTAATGCATAAGATATCAAGCCCAATAAGACATTTAGAGAGCCATTGCGTTTTAGCATTGTGTTAGATATCAAATAGCTGAATTTGATTATGTCTTCCCTTACCCTGTACAGATCTCTGTCAAGTTTTTCTCGATAGCCAAGACCATATTTAAAGAGCGAAATAGGTGCATAGTAGGTGGTATCATATTTTACAGTATTTACAATTTTACCATTCTGATGTATATACAAGCCTAACTTATCAACATCGTCATTAAAACCATCAACTGTTGTAAGTTGTCCGAAATCCAACTGTGGAATATTATCCCACTTGTCGACTCTAATTACTCTAATCTTGATAAACCGTGGGGTAGCGTAGCTTTCCAGTAAGCTCGTTAAATCTTTATCCTCAGTTAATAAACCTAGCTGTACTAACGACGCTACTTCAGTGAAAGGAGTCTGTCCGTAGCCGACAAACTCTTTTACTCGTTTAAAGAAGCCTCCTCAGTTATTTCAGTCACTGTAGCTGAAAAGGGGTTATCTGATATGTCGGATACTTCAATTAGAGGATTAGAAGTATACTCCATAACTGGTGCTACATAAGATGGCATAGAACCTGTATACCAATATGACCTATTAATGAAAACTCCCGCCATAATGGACTCATATATAGTTCCACTAAGCTGCATTTCTCCCAACCGCCTATTACCAAAATCTTGAGAATACATAGAAAGATTATGTAGAGAATTCATAGATATAGGTGTAGCGTATATGGCTGATGCCCTATTATTAGCATGTATGGTATAATTATATGGAGCCATAGCTTGGATGCCTCTCAGAGCCCCATTAATATAACGCATAAACCCCTTTCCGGCACCTACATATAGACCGAAATAAGCTATCATAAAAGAGTGATAGTAGTGCGACTCATTAAAAAATTCTTGTCCTATCTCCGGAAAGTTGATCGTCAGAGCCTTAGCTAATTTTAGAACGCTAGTGCTACGCCAATTAGCTCCAAAGAGTTCTTGATGTATGATCTGGTCCTGATAGTCAGGTCTTTTGACCCACGTGGCCATCTGTAAACCGTTATTATCTCGCTTGTTCAGATAGGTCATGAGATAAAACTTTGGACAAATACATGCTATCTCGGAGTATGGTACAGCCATTCTGACATAATCGTCAAACACGGCAATATTCCAGAGATCAGCTGAGGACATCCATCTAGGAGTCGTAGCCAATGTCCCATCATCCTGTGTGTGGGGGGAATAGATATTATATCTTAAAAGGGTGCAATAACCATCTAAGTCTAACGGTGGTACCCAATTATATAACGCCTGATGAACCTTTAGTAACGTTATCTGCTCTGGCGTTAATTTGGTGTTACGTGTGTAGAGTGCGTGTTCATCATAGAATCTTTTATCTTCACACAACATAACAGAGACCATCGATAATTTAAAATACATATTGTAGGCTACTCGTTGGGAGCTGGCAAAATATTCTTGGAGCAACGCAAAATCACTCATGGACTTAGGTACATAAATGGTACTTGGGACAGCATTACGCTTAGCAAATCCCAAAGCCAGAGTATTCCAAGCAGGAGAAGACATATCCAATAAGAAGGTTGGTTTATGTGCAGGTTCTCCATTGACTAATGGTGCGCCCGTATGATACCGATGTTGAGAACCATTAATTACATCTCCATTGTTGAACTGATGCAATGTAGGCACTGCAGCTGTATCCCAGAAAGGATCAGGCCAAGGGGTTGTCGAAGAAACAACCGTATGATTAAATTGTAAGGAAGGTCTATCGGCTAATTGAGAGTAAATGTATCTAGCACAATCGAAATCCGACATAGCACCATAAGTATCAGCTAACCAATTGATCCAATGACGCCAAACACCTGAATCTATAGCGGGTAACTCCACCATTACCTGTGGAAAGGCGTCAAAAGCACCTTGCGTAGCTGTAGAATAATAAGCATTGCCCCACGCCGGCGCGAGCTGCATACCAGATCTATCCATAGCTGACGCTGCAGTGAGTGGCATTTCTGAATTATTAGTCGGAACTAAAATATTAATAGGGCCAGAAACCGCAGGAATAGTAGCAAGACCTATTAGCTTCTGCCATTCATTATTGTAAGTGGACAAGTTACCATCAAACACTGAGTTGGATGTAGCTACATTATCATACTTATAGCCTATTAGGGGATAGATAGCCAACATCGATATCAAGAGTGTGACAGCACTCGAACCGAATGCTTCGTACATCTCACTCGGCAATATCCAATAATTTTTGACCCCCACTAGGGCAGGGTCAAATGTGAAAAGCTTCACATATAACGATACAGGGCCAAAGTATGAAGATGTGGCAATGTTCCAAGTACCATCTCCTCCGTTAATATCCGATGGTACTACCGGTGGAGATCGCACAAAATATGGAATGCCAGTCTCCACAGGATAGCCCAAGCACATTTGAGCTGGTGGAACGAAGGTATTAACTGCAGCTTCTTCAAGCAGCATACTTTGTTCCAGATAATATAGCGACCTAAAGAACCAATTTTCGAAAGATAAAGTTAATACCTTGGCAGATATACCGTAAAAAGTTATCCCAACACTTAGTGGTATCTGATTAAAAACGTTCGTCGCAGCATAATTACGGACCGGTCCGCCTTGAGCACTAACTAGTGGCAGCCACGAAGGATCCAGATTTGGTAGAAGCATCGATTTAACTGACGTTGGATATCGTTTATTAAGATATAGGTACAATCGAGGATGGTTACTGGCCAGTAGAGGCACCCCGGTACCATTAGTATTCCAGAAAGTAGGTATATACTGTTGGCCAAACGATGAGCGCCATACAGGACTAGTAGCGTCAGCAGTTAATATATTACTTGCTGGTTGAATATACCCATCAAAGAATAGATTACGAATATTTGGATATGCCCTAAGACGGAAATAGTTATAATGATCAACACTGAAATCCGGGTTGAACGATTTAATATTAGCCAAAGCAGATTTAAACGTAGGTATTTCCTCAGGATTATATGTTACCACGTCGGCATCTATGTTTCCGAACAATGAGTGCGCACGCTTATTATTAGTAGCGGATAGATAGGCATCGTAGCCGG